GGGATATACTTCCATGCAATTACATTAAGAGAATAACAACTGATACTCTATTAGTTATTAGAATTACATGGTTTTCTAGTAGATTATCTAATAATTTACATGTATAGCCCGTATATTATGATAAGTTCACGATTTGTTCTCACTTTTTGGCGTGTTCTGGCATTGTTCTTTCGTTCTACGTTTGTTCTTCATCGCCCACCATGCGAGTGCCGGTATACCCCCATACGTTACTATATATGGAGTTCTACACAGATCAGGAAAATAAGGTGTTAACCACAAAGACAACTGTTACGAGGATATATACAAGCATACACATTAACGGTTATCAGTACAGGGTAACTATAGGATAAATATATCACAGTAGCATATTATTTTCACTTAATGTTCACTTTTTACTTGACAGTAAGGGTAAAATCGTGTATAATGTTGTACATAAAATAGTTTAACACACTGTTAAACAAAATGTTAGAATGTTTTTTAGGAATTAACTAATAAATCACAAGCAACATAAGTTAAACATAATGTTAAACTATATGTTAAACTATATTATCTGTACTTTTAAGAGTTTTTATAATGCCGTACAAAAGAATAAACAAAACTGTCTATAAAAAAATAGGTAATAGAATGAAAAAGGTAGCTACAGCCAGTTCTGTAGAAAATGCTAATAAAATGATTAGGCTCCTGTATTCAAGAGATAAAAAGAAGAAGAAGAGTAATAAATAATGGTATCTGTAGGAAAATGTTTAGCTGAGTTCCACACTGTATTTGAATGTAAAAGGCATGAAAAGTTTGAAGTTGCTTCAGTTGCTGATACAGAGCTACTATTATTGCGTAAAAGGCTTATAAATGAAGAAGTAGAAGAAGTATTTGATGCAATTAGTAGTAAAAACAAAGAAGAAATTCTTAAAGAGCTTGTTGATGTGGTTGTTGTATGCGTTGGCATGGCTGATACCTATGGTTGGGACTTTGATACTGCTTTTAAGCGTGTTCACGATTCTAATATGTCTAAGCTTGATGATGATGGCAAGCCGTTACGTAGGGCAGATGGCAAAGTTATTAAGTCAAAAAATTATAAACCGCCAGATTTAAGCGATTTAGTATAAAAAGGCATTTTTTTACTTGACAAAATCTAAAAAAACGCTACAATGGTGTAATGATTTAACTTTAGAGAAATTTTATCATAGCGTATCTAATTATAATGACCGTATAAAGCTCCCTCACCATGATGTAGTCTACATTAGAGCAGCTTTAAGAGAGAAGACAGGCAAAATTTTTTCTTATGAAGAAGTACACAATGCTTTAAAAGCTGAAGGGTGGGACAAAGATTAATGAGCGAAGAAATTCTAAATGTGACACCTGAAGCAGATGCTCATTTATCTGATATTATTACAAGAGAAAAAGCAGAAGGTATTCTTCTCTCAGTAAAAGGGGGAGGTTGTGCAGGGTTTAGTTATGATTGGTCAATTGTAAATAAGCCTTGTGGTGAAACTATTCCTCTTTCTAAAGGCAATTTGTACATAGATGATTTAGCTACTATGTACGTTATGGGAACTACGCTTGACTATGAAAAAAATATATTTGGTTCTATATTAAAGTTAGATAATCCAAATGTATCTTCTTCATGTGGCTGTGGTGAAAGTTTTTCTGTATGAGTGGACTACTTTGTATAAAACTTATGCAATATAGTAATGCATGGGACAGAAAAACTATCGTACATAAGGACAGATTAACAATAAAGGTATTAGCATGGATACCTTTAGTGCCTATTATAATCCTCGCGTGGGTTATGGAACCTATTATTAAAATTCATGCTGGTTTGAATATAGCTTCTAAATGGCTTAGAAAGGTATCAAAATGAGTTGTGGACCTATACATAATATAACAAGTCGCATACAACGTATTATAAAACTTGGTTGTGACTGTTTAGGCTGTGGATGCAGCCGTTGGTTTTGGACAGCAGCACCTGTATGGGTAGCTGTAGGAATAGCAATAGGATATTGGTGGATTGGTGGAAATCCTGCAGATATTACTTCTGGAATAGAATAAGGAGAACAAGATATGGCAGATAACAAGAAAATGGTAGAAATGAACATGTTAATAAAAAGTGCTGAAAGATTTGGTGCTTCAGATGAAGAGATTAATGCAGCAATGACTCTACCAGCACTAAGAAGATTAGAAAGACAATACAGAGCTATGTCAACAGAAAGAACAGGAGGATCAAGTCTCTTTCCTGCACCACCTCCAAAAAGACCTACAAAAAAAGAACCAAAATTAGGTCATGGTGGTATGGCAATGAAAAAGCCTGAAATGATGAAAGGTGGTATGTACAAAGGTAAGAAACATATGTACGCTGCTGGTGGTATGGTTAAAGAAATAAAAATGTAACATAGTATTGTTCTAGTAACATGGTTTTTGCACACCTCGCACCTGTAGCATTTTTAATATTAGGACTAGCTTTTGTAAATCTAATGACTAATGTAACCGCATTAGTAGCAAATAAAACGAAAGTTAAATTTTATTGGCCGCATACAATATTTTGTTTTATAACTTTCTTTACCATGATATTGTTTTGGTGGACTTGTTATCCGTTAAATAATACAGATTATTTTCCTAATACAGATTGGAACTTATTTACATACTTACTATTTTTAGCAGTTCCAATGCTTATGTTTATGCTTTGTGAAATAGTTACGCCACATCATACTATTGATTATGTAAAGACAATTGATCTTAAAGAATACTATTATAAATATTATAGAATTATATTAAGTTTGGCATGGACTTTACAAGTATTTCTTTTGGGTAATTTTTTTGTATTTTACGCTGAAGAATATTATTCTGTTAAAGTATTAGGTAGAGTTATTATGCTGTTAATTATGTTACCATTAATAATTTCTTCTAATAGGAGGTTACACGAAATTGGTATGACAATCTTTTTTATGGGATTTATTTACACAATTATTAAATACCATATTTGGAATGTTTACTTTTAAATACAATATAAAAATATAAGGAGTATATAATATGCCTATGGTAAAATTTCCCTACACAAAAAAGGGTGAAGAGAAAGCAAAAGCTGCTGCTAAACAATATGGTGGTAGATTTGTAAGTGACGAAAAAGCTAGTAAAAAGGGTGGAACTTCAGTTGTAATTGCTGTTGGATCTGCTAAAAAACCAAAACCAAAATCAAAGAAAAAGAAAATGGCATACGGTGGTATGGTAGCCAAAAAAAATAAAAAATAATGGCTAAACCTAAAAAGAAAAAAAGTGGTGCTAAACCTACTAATCCTTCTTTATATGCAAGAGTAAAAGCAGAAGCAAAAAGAAAGTTTGATGTATACCCTTCTGCTTATGCTAATGCTTGGTTAGTACGTACTTATAAAAAACGTGGTGGTGGGTATAGGAGCTAATAATGGCTAAACCTACAGGTGGACTTACAGCATGGTTTGGTAAAGGACCGAAAGGTGATTGGGTAGATATAGGAGCACCCAAGAAAAAAGGTAAGTTTCAGTCTTGCGGTAGAAAATCTGCAAAGGGCAGTAAAAGAAAATATCCTAAATGTGTGCCAAGGTCAAAAGCTAGTGGCATGACAAAATCACAAATAACAAGTGCTGTTAAAAGAAAAAGAGCAAAACCACAAGGAGTAGGTGGAAAACCTACAATGGTGAGAACAGTCAAAAAGAAAAAGAAGAGTAAGAAATAATGGTAAAAACTTTAAAAAAAGTAGCTAAAGAATTAAACAACGCATCTAGATTGCATAAACGGCAATCAAAGATTGTTAAAAAGTATATAAAAAAAACTGAAAGACCCTCTGCTAGGAGAACTCGCAAAAAGGGATAGTTAATGTCTCAGAGTAAAAAGAAAAAAGCAAAGAAAACTAAAGAACAGCAAAAGAAGATACCATATAATCCATTAGAAAATTCTAACGAGCAGCCTTTTGACGAACATCGTCCATACTTAAAAGAGGCACATGATGTAGGCAATTGATATGGCTTTTAAATAATGGTAAAATAACTCTTCCTTACCATGAACATAAAGAAGAAGCATTAAATTTTGATTTACCATTTGAGCATATAGAAAAAAGTTACTATAATACAAATCCTAATTTGGTTATACTGGATAATTTTTTAAATGAAGAAGCTTTGCAAAAATTGCGTAGTTACTGTTTTGAGTTTCCTTTTTGGAATACTATTTATGGCAGAGGCTATCTAGGAGCATTTAGGGAGAATGGTTTTCAACCAAAGGTTTTAACGACACTAGCTACAGAGGTGATGGAAAAATTTCCTAACATTTTTAATACACCTAATAAAAGACATTTAGGACAAATGTGGGCATTTAAATACGAATCTAAATGTCCCGGCATTGACATTCATGCAGACTTTGCAGCAATAAACATGAACTTGTGGATTACACCTACAAAATGTAATGTAGACTATGACAAAGAAAAAGACATAGGTAAATCAGGAGGCATGTGGATTTGGGATAAAGGTGCTCCTGCTGATTGGGACTTTACAAGATATAACGGTGACGATAAAACCGAAGTAATTAAATATTTAAAAGATAATAAAGCTACAGCTATTTACATACCTTATAAATATAATAGGTGTGTGTTATTTGATTCTAATTTATTTCATAAGACTGCAGATGTAAACTTTCATCCCGGTTTTGAGAATAAACGAATTAATGTAACTATGCTATTTGGAACTAGAGAAAATTTAGGAGTGGAGCCAAACGATATGTTAGAAGTAAAGAAATTAAAAGAATCAGTTACAAAGCCTCTTAACGATGCCAAATAGTAAGGAAATAGTATAATGAACGATGTTGAAAGAAAAAATGAAATTGACATCGTTGAAATTAAAGGAGAGATAAAACTTTTAGCACAAAAGATAGAAGTGATAAAAACAAACGATCTTCATCACATTCAAAAATCTGTAGATGGTATAAATAAAATTTTATGGGCAGTGAGCTTACTTATTCTTGCTCAACTAGCTATGGTAATTAAATCTGCTGTATTTGGATAAATAAATGCAAGCAAGTGTATCTTTTAAATGGTCTGAGTTAGAATGTAGGTGTGGTTGTAACACACGTTACATTGAAAATGAAGCCATAAGTAAATTACAAAAGTTAAGGGACATTTTACAAAAGCCTATAATTATAAATAGTGCGGCACGTTGCCCATTACATAATGTGCGAGTAGGGGGTTCCCCAAAAAGTCAACATAGATCTACACAACAAAGTCCTTCTACAGCATTTGATATTTCATTAAAAGGGCTGAATAAAGAAGAAGTAATTAAAGCAGCTAAATTTGCTGGATTTAAGGGACTAGGCATAAACTACAAAAGTTTTGTGCATGTAGATAATCGTAAATATTCTGCAACATGGTAAGGAGAATTATATGTTTGATATGATAGCTTCAGTATTAACTGGCGGTGCTACAGGCATTGTAGGCAGTTTGATAGGTACTGTAGGCAGATATTTTGAAACAAGACAAAAAATAAAACAAATGTCTTTAGAGTTTGACCAAGAATACAAACTACAAGAGTTACAAATTTCCTCTAGAAGAGAGGAGCTTGAAAGCGAAGAAGCTATTGCACGTATGAAAACAAATGCAGATATGAAAACAGCTTCTTATGCACATGATGCTTCATATGGAAAAGCTTCTATTACAGTGGCTTCTATTTTGCGTTTTGTGCGTCCAGTGCTTACTTTTGTATTGTTAGCTTTTGTTGTATACATCTTTTGGCAAGCTAATGATGATCCAGCACTTGTATATGATCTATCAAACCAGATTATGTTTTTGACTACAACTGCTGTAGCATGGTGGTTTGGAGATAGAAGTTTTAAAAAATGAGAGAATTAACTACAAGACAAAGCACCTTTCTAAAAGTTTTATTTGATGAAGCTAATGGAGATTATGCTAGAGCTAAAACATTAGCTGGATACAGTGAAAACTCAAGTACTACAGAAATTGTAAGATCTATGAAAGATGAGATACTTGAGTTGACAAAAGAATATCTTGCTGTAAATGCTCCAAGAGCCGCTAGTGCTTTAGTTAATATTCTGCAAAATCCTGCTGAATTAGGTAATCAACACAGGCTTAATGCAGCCAAAGAAATGTTAGACCGTATTGGTATTCAAAAAACGGATAAGGTAGAAGTATCTGCACCACAAGGTATTATGCTGCTTCCACCAAAAGAACATAATATTTAGTAAAGGTAATTATTGTGGCATATAAAAAAGGTGATTATGCAAAATATCATAAAAGTAAACGTATGAAAGATGAACGTGCTAAAAGAAATAAGAATAGGCGTGAAGCACAACGTAAAGGAAAAGTT